GATCAAGGTCAGCCACCGCGGGTACGGCGTAACGGTGACGGGGCGTGGGAAGGCTCGGCTCCGCTGCACCTTCGCCACGGCGAACGGCGAGGACAAGTGCTCCAACGCGCAGGGCGGCGAGCTGTGGATCGAACGCTGAAAGCCCGCCTCGCGGACGCAGCGCTCGGGATCGTCATCTTCGCGGCGCTCCTGGTGCTCATCTGGTACGGCTGGCTGCAGGACGCGCTGTCGTGGTGACGATGCGCGCCATCGTCGAAGACAGGCTGGGGCCGGGAGAGGCCACGGCGGCATGCCGCAAGGCGTCCGCCAGGTGGCAGGGGAGGGGCGCCGTGGGCAGCATTGAGAGAATCCGGGCCGAGGCGAAGCCGGTCGTCGTGGACGTCCCAGCGCGCCTCGTGACCGTCGTGAAACAGTCGGGCGCCCCAGACGTCCAGCAGTTCGACGTCGCCGCGGTGAACGCTTCGATCGACCGGCAGGTCGCGGTGATGAAGCCCGAAGAGCGCGTCGTCGCCATCGGCTACGTCGACCGCGACGGGGCGAGCGTCGCCGTGGTCGGGCGGCTCAACGTGCCCGTGGGCGACCTGAAGTGGACGATCACGGGCACCCGCAAGTGGTCGGGCGACTGGAACGCGCAGGCCGCGTTCCGGTGGTCCCTGTGAAGGAGGTCAAGATGATCCGTCGCGCCGCAGCCGTCGCCGTGCTCATGCTCGCCGTCGCGGCGAGCCTCGCGCTCGCCCAGGTCGCCCCCGGGCCAATGCCGGACCCCGTCGCCGCCGGCTCCGCCGCGATCCTCGCTCTCGGATCGATCGCGACCGCGTTCGTGGTCTGGGGGGTGAAGCTCCTCCTCTCGAAGATCCCCGCGAACGTGGTCCTCTTCGCCGTGCCGGTGCTCGGGATCGGCGTCAACTACGGCGTCGCGTGGCTGGTCGGGCACCCGCCCGCCGACCCACTGCTCGCAGCCCTCGCCTCGACCGCGGCCACCTGGCTCCGGGAGGTCGCCACGACCCTCCCGAAGGGCCTGTCCCCGGTGACGCCGACGAAGGGGATGCTGTAGGGCGCATGGCCCGCGCCATCGCAGAGGTGATCCGCGCCGCCGACGAGCAGCGGCGCCGGGAAGCTCAGGCGCGGGCCTACGTCCGCCTCCTCGAGGCGGTGCGGGACCACCTCCGCCACCCGTGCGGGCCCTCCGTCCAGCGGCTGCGCTACGAGGCCACCAGTACCACGGCCAGGGCGACACGATGACGCCGCCCCCGCTCGACCTCGACCTGTTGATCAAGCTGGGCGGGCTGCTCGTCGCCTTCGCGATGGGATGGGCGACCCTGCGCGCCCAGGCGAAGCGGAACGAGGAGCGCGCCGACGAGCAGCAGCGGGGGCTGACAAGCGCCGTGCAGACCTGGCGGGACGAGAGTGTCGCGAACCGCCAGCTCGCGCAGGAGGCACTGCGCCAGGCCCAGGCGGCCCACGCCCGCGTCGACAACGTGGTCGTGCAGCAGCAGGCGCTCGAGGTGGCCCACGCGCGCCTCGACGAGCGGGTGAGCCTCAGCCGAATGAGAACCACGGCACGAGTCCGCCCCGAGGAGGCCTCCGAGTGAGCGGCTACGCGACGAACACGGACATCATGCACGCGCTCGCCGCCGTCCGGGCCGAGCTCCAGAAACAGGGGGCGGACATCCGGCGGCTCGTCGACCAGCACAACAACCACGAACGCCGTCTCGTCGAGCAGGAGCGCATGCAGCCTCGCATCGAGCGACTGACCGAGCACGTGGCAGAGATCGGCAGCAACGTGACGGTGCTCGTCGAGCGAGCCGAGGCCCAGGAGCGGCTCGTTTCCGCAGCGCTACGGATGGCCGGCGCCGAGCTCGCACGCCAGATCACCGACACCGTTCGGGCCGAGATGGCCGGCCTGCGGGTGCACCTGGGCTCGATCGAAGCTCGCCTCGACGACCGGCCGTGCCTCGCCGGGCCGGGGTGCACGCACACGGGGGGGGGCACGTGAGAGAGAGTCGAGACGCCGTCATCCACGCCGTCCCGGCCCGCGTGATCACGCCTATCCCCCCGTCCCCGCAGCAGGACGACGAGCGGGAGGAGGTGGGCCGCACGGTCGAGCAGGCGCTGCGCCACCTCACCGGACTTCGTTTCGCGCTGGAGCGCCTCCAGCGCCAGATCAACGGTCGGGGCTCGCCAACGCCACCCCCGGCACAGACGGACGAGGAGTAGACGATGGCAGTCACCGCATACTGGTACACCCACGGGCTCTCGCAGGCCTTCGGCGGCGAGACGACGGGCGAGGCCCCGCTCGTGGACTTCCTCACGGACACGATCAAGGTGGCGCTCACCACGTCGAGCTACACCCCCAACCAGGACACCCACGATTTTTTCGATGACGTGACCAACGAGGTCACGGGGACCGGCTACACCGCGGGGGGCGCGACGCTCGCCACCAAGACGCTCGCCAACACCAACAACGTCGTGAAGCTCGACGCCGACGACACCTCGTGGACGACCAGCACGATCACGGCGCGGCGGGCGGTGATCTACAAGAGCACCGGCACGGCGAGCACCTCCCCGCTCCTCGCGTGGGTGGACTTCGGCGCGGACGTGTCGTCCTCGTCGGGGACGTTCCAGATCACATGGGACTCGGCGGGCATCCTCACCCTGACCGCGACCGACGCCTCCGGCTATCCGTGATCTAACTGACCTGCTCGGGGGTGTGGGGACAGCCCCCACATCCCCGAGGGACCAAGCATGAGAAACGTCATTGTCGGGCTCGGGGCTCCCGCTGGTGCGCCCGGCTGGAAGCCGCTCAGGATCGGGGCCGGAGGTTTCATCACCGGCATGTCGATCGCCGACGACGGGACCAAGGTGATCCGCACGGACACGTATGGGGCCTACGTCTGGGGCGGGACCGAGTGGGAGCAGCTAGTTACGGCCACGAAGCTTGACCCAGCGCACTATGGTGCGCCGGGAGACAACGCAACCGGGGCGTATTCGATTGCTATTGCGCCAAGCGACTCGACACGGATCTACATGGTATGGGGTGGGTACCTCTACAAGAGCACGAACGGCGGCGACTCCTTCACCCGCACGGCGTTTACCTACAGGTCAGACCTCGACGCGAATGACTCCTACCGGACGTATACGGGCAAAATGGCTGTAGACCCCAACGACCCCGACGTGGTGTATGCGGGGACGGTGTCGAACGGCATGTTCCGCACGCTGGACGGCGGGACCACATGGTCAAGCGTGTCGGGAGTAACAGCGGGGGCGACGGCCGGTCACTGCGGAATCGCGTTCGACCGGACGAGCGGCACGACCAGCGGCCGGACCAACGTGATCTATGCAGGCAGCTACGGCAATGGTGTGTGGCGCAGCGCGGATGCCGGGGAGACTTGGACTCGCATCTCCTCAACTCTGACATCATGCTCGGCGGGATACTGCGGGAACACCTCGGGCGTCTACTACTGCGTCAGCGGGACGACGCTCGCCAAGTACGATGGCTCATCGTGGACGACGCTGGATACCAGCAGCTTCCAGGATCGGACCGTGTCCGTCCTCGCGATGCCTTCGGACAATACGAAGGTGGTGGCGGCGGTTGACGCAGGCTCGCTCGCCGTGTCTACCAATAGCGGATCAACGTGGAGCTTTAAGGGGTGGTTCCCGAGCCGCACGGCAACGGATGTGCCGTGGCTGGCGTGGACGAATGAGAGCTACATGTCCACGTCGATCATCGTGCCCGACCCCGTCACGTCTGGTCGGGTATGGCTGGCGCAGGGGATTGGGGTTTGGTACACCGACAACGTCGATGCCGAGCCAACCGCGTGGACGTCGCAGAGTAGGGGCATCGAGCAGCTAGTCGCCAGTTGGCTGTGGAGCGTGCCGGGCGGATCGCTCTTCGCGGCAGCATGGGACAGGCCCATTTTCCGCATCACGGACCCGGACACCTTCCCATCGACACACGGCACAAATCGTGACCACTCGATCATAAAGGGATGGAGTGTCGAGCACGCAGTAGACAACACGGCATTTGTCGTCGCAGACGCTGGATGGTTTGGCGACGAGGAGTCCAGCTATTCGACCGATGGCGGGGCGACGTGGACGAAGTTCCCCGCAGTCCCACCGTGGGGGACTGCGGGGAAGGGTCACATTGCCGTCAGCACGACGACAAACTGGGTGTGGATGTCGAACGCTACGGCGGCGGGCTACTACACCACGAACGGGGGAACGTCGTGGACCAAGCTTTCGTTTCCCAGCCCGTTCGTGGATGACACATCGTCGCAGGGGTGGGGTGGCTTCGATGCCCAGCTTTACCTCGACCGGCACGTCGTCTGCGCCGACCGGGTCACAGCGGGCACCTTCTACGCCTACCACAATGGCGAGACGAGCCCATCCGTGTTCAGGAGCACGGACGGCGGGGCGACGTGGACGCGGGTCTACTCCTCGCGGCTCACCACCTACTCGATGGACTACTGGAACGGGAAGCTGAAGGCCGTACCCGGCAAGGCCGGGCATCTGTTCTGGACGCCCAGCCAGGTCGGTGGAACCAACCCTGCATCGGGCGCATACCTCATGCGTTCGACGGATGGCGGCGAGTCGTGGTCTGCGGTGTCGAACCTGCTGGAAGTCTATGACGTGGGCTTCGGGAAAACCCCATCGGGTGGCTCGTACCCGAGCATTCACGTCATCGGGTGGCTCAGTGGGACATACGGCATATATCGCAGCGACGACAACTGCACGACATGGACAAGCATCGGCCCCTACCCGCTGGGCTCGCTCGACTGGCCCGTGTGCGTCTCTGGAGATGAGAACGTGGAGGGCCGGACCTACGTCGGATTCAAGGGCAGCGGGTTCGCCTACTACGATGTTTAAGGAGATGGCCGCATGGCTCTCACGTTGACGCATACCGCAGCTCCAGCCGTGGTGAATGACAATTTCACCAACGACCCCTACACTTTCTCGGCCGTGGACATCGGGGCGGCGGCATCAGATCGAATCGTGGTGGTTGGGATAGTGTGGGCGTATTACACCTCGCGTGACCTATCTTCGGTGACCATCGGTGGCGTGTCGGCGACGATTGTCGGCGGCTCGACGACCGGGTGCGCTATTGCCTACGCGGCCGTCCCGACTGGGACCACCGCAAACATCGTTCTAGACTGGCCTTATTCGGTCGATCTCGTCGGCATTGCGGTGTGGAGACTTGTCGGGGCCGAGTCCGCGCCGACAGCCAACGGGTCGAAAGCGGACGGCTGGACGACGACCAGCACACTCTCGTCAGCAATTACTATCCCGGCTGATGGTGTCGGAATGGTCGTCGGCTACTGCGAAGCCGACATCGCGATTACATGGACAGGTGCGACTGCCGATTCTTATGACCATGAGGCCACCGGGAATGGTGCGGGCTGTTTCTCGGCGCATCACAGCACGGCCGGGTCTTGGAATCCATCCGGCAGCCACAGCGGCACCATGACACGGCTCTTCGCCGTGACATGGGCTCCCGCTGCTGGGGCGGGGGAACCCGGCTCGATCTACTCCACCGTCGAGCTGTAGCACATGGCCGCTCCGCTCATCGAGGCCGCCGACTGCACCGAGAGCGGGAACAACACCGCCACAACCTCGTGGGACATCTCGCGGCCCGCGCAGGCTGATGGCGACCTGATCGTCGTCTGCCTGTGCTCTGACGCGAACGTCACGCACACGCTGCCGTCGAGCGGGCCGAATAGCGAGACGATCAACACGATCAGCGGCAGCTTCGGGGGCACGGCGCAGGTCGTGAGCGTGTTCTGGTGGAAGGCCAGCGGCTCGGCGACCTCGGGCACGATCACCGTCACGCCGTCCGCATCTGAGCAGTGGACCGCGTGCGCGTTCAAGGTGCCCGCCGGGGAGTTCGATGCGACGACGCCCATCGGGGCGAGCGCGACGAACAACGACACGGTGGCGGGGTCCACCATCGATACCCCGTCCTTCACCGCCGGGTCGTCGGACGGGGGCGGCAGGCTGGTCGCGTGGATCGGCATGGATGTTGTGCAGGTGTCCACCCCCGCGAGCGGGTGGTCGATGCCTGCCAGTGAGGACCGGGGGGCGATGGGCGGGTCGCTGCTCACCCGCGATGCCGAGGTCACAAACTCCGAGTCCATTGCGTCGGCCTCGCACACGCTGGTCAGCAACGAAACCGGCAGCGTTGTCGCATTCGTTGTGCGTGGCCCTGCGGGAAGCCCAACCGTCAACGCGGTCACCGCCACGGCCAGCGCAGCAGCCCCGGCCCCGGCTACCAGTGTCAGCGCGATCATACAGGCTGTCGCTGGTGCGGCTTCGGCAGTCGCATCCGTCGTAAGTGCGACCATCACGGCCACGGCGTTCGCTGTCGCCGCAACGGCGGCCCCGGCGGCACCGGCACCAGGGGCGACCGGCGGCACCGGAGGCAATGCGACGGTCGAGTCCGTCGTCGCCACGGCGAGCGCCAGCGTACCCGCCGATGCGCCCACACTGACGGCGACGGCCTATGCTCCTGCGGGGGCTGCATCAGCCTCGGCCCAGGCACCAGTTGTCGCTGCCGTCCAGAACGTTGACGCTGTCCCCGCCGAGGCATCTGGCGGCGCACCCGCGCCAGCATCGTCAGCCGGGTCGGGTGTCGCCGCGACGACGGCATCGGCGTCTGGGTCGGCTCCCGTGTCCAGCGTGGCGAGTGGGGCCGTGGTGTCCGCGCAGCCAGCCACAGCCGACGCCCGGGCCTCGGACGACATCCCGGTAGCGTGGGGGGCTCACGCTTCGTTCAGCACCGCATCCGATGGCACGGTCACCCGCACGGCCACGAATGGCCTCTCGGGCACGGTGACCGGCCCCGCCCGTTCGGGCAACTGCTGGGTCGAGGCGACGGCCACCTCCAACACGCAGCTCGCCGCCATCGGCCTGAGCTACGACGACCCTGCGGACGACTTCCAGAACATCGACTACTACGTCCTGTTCGGGCAGGACGGGATCGCCCGCCACTACGAGAACGGGTCGTTCGTCGCCTCTCTCGGCTCGTATGTCATCGGGGACACCTTCCGGCTGGAGTACGTCGACGTACATGCCGCGCTCCCGCAGTCCATCCAGATCATCAAGAACGGCACGGTAGTCAGGGGGTCGCTGGTCGCCCCGTCATTCCCGCTGATCCCCTGCGCGTGGGTGAACATCCAGGGCGCGACACTTGGGCCGTGCCGTCAGGGCGCGAAGCCCGCCGTCAGCGCCGGGGCGACGGTGGCGGGAACCGCAGGGGCCGCCGCGACAGAGGCCGTGCTGCCCACGGTGAGCGGGACCGGGAACGGCTCCGTCGCCGGGGTGGTCGCAACAGCGGCAGCCTCGCCCCCCGCCCCCGTGGCGTCCGGTACGGGAACGGGAGAGGTGGCCGCCCAAACGGCAACGGGGAGCGCGGACGCTCCCGCGCCTGCGCTGTCGGGATCTGCTTTCGTCACGGGCTCCACGGCGGCATCGGCTGCGGATGCGCCCCTCCCGGTGGTGAGCACGTCCGGGTCGGCTAGCGTGACGGCCGTTCCTGCGGCTGCGTCTGCGGGCGCCGTTGTGGATGGGGCGGTCATCTCCGCCACAACTGGCGCTCCGACGGGCACGTCCACTGCTTCCGCTTTGCCGCCGACCGCCTCCGGTACGGGCGACGGCGCGGTGGCAGCAACGACGGCCATCGCAGACGGTTCGGCACCATCGCCAACAAGCACCGTCAGCGCAGAAGTCGCTGCGGTGGCCTCCGAGTCGACCACTTCCGCGTCGGCCCCGACCGTCACAGGGACCGGGGTGTCTGAGGTCGCAGCCGTCCCGGCAACGGTCACGGCGGGTGTGGGGGTCGAATCGCCGAGCGTGACTGCGACAGTGGGGTCTGTTGCTGCAGGCGCCGGGGCGTCCGCGATCAGCCCCGCTGTAGCGCACGACGGATTCGTAGCGGCGGTCCCGGCGACGGCGTCAGCCGACGTAGAGGTCAGCGGGGACGGGTCTGTCTCGATCGAGCAGGGGGTAGACGACCCAGCGGAGGCGACGGCGTCGGCCGTACCGCCAGCGGTCAGTGCCCCGGGGACGGTGTCCGGGGTCGCCGCGACGGCGTCGGCGTCGGCAGGCGTCCCGTCTGCCGCCGGGACGGGCCAGTCTGAGGTCGGCGCGATCACCGCACAGAGCGTTGCCGCTGCGGTCCCGCCCGCCCTGGCGGCCTCGTCCGTGGTCGCATGTCCCTCCCCCGCTGCAGTCGCCGCCGCGCCTGTCCCAGTGGTTTCGGGAACGACGGTGGTCGAGGTCGTCGCGGTACCAGCGCAGGCCTCGAGCGCGGCTCAGGCCCCGTCCCTCCTCGTTCATTCCACGGTAACGACGCCGGCCGGAATCGCGAGTGCCGAAGCGGGCGTCCCATCCGTCGCCGGGACCGAGGCCGGCGAAGTCGCCGCCATCCCGGCCACCGTGTCGGCCACCGTACAGCCACCCGCTGCGGCTGGAGGGGCTACTGTCGCCGCCATCCCGGCCACAGCCGGCGCCGCCTGCCCAGCACCTGGCCTGCTGCTCGCTCCTGTCGTGGCAGCCCCGCCGGCTACCGCTCAGGCCACCGCTCCCGCGCCAGTGGCCGAGATGGTCCTGTGGAGTCCGGTCACCACGGCAGGGGCCTATTGCACGAGCATCGTCGCGAGCCGGGGAGGCACCGTGATCCCGGAGTCCCGCCTCACAACCCGCGTCCAGGAGGGCGCGTAGCATGAGCTCCTTCTACCTGAAAGGACGCGACACCCGACCTACGATCGAGGTCCACCTTCTCGACCCCGACGGCACGGCACACGACCTCACGGGCTCGTCCGCCTGGAAGATGCACGTCAGGATCGGCTCGTCCGTCCTCACGCGCGACATGACGCCCGACGTGGACCTGACCACGGGCATCGTGCGCTACGTCTGGCTCGCCACCGACTGGACGACCGGCACGCCTGTCCTGGCGGCGGGCACCTACCGCATGGAGTTCGAGGTGGTCGGCCCTGGCGGGGCGCGCATGACGTGGCCCAACGACGGCTTCGACCGCCTCGTCGTCACCGAGGATCTGGCGTGAGCATCCTGCGCCCATGCTCGGCGCCGGGCTGCTCGGCCCTCGTGCGTCGAGGACGTTGCCCTAGGCACGCCCGCCCCACGCGCTGGGGTCGAGGCAACACGGGCAACCAGCGCAGCTCGGCCATGCGTGCGCGCGTGCTGCACGAGGAGCCCGCCTGCCGCTACTGCGGGGCGCGGGCCACCCAGGTCGACCACGTCGTGCCACTTGCCCGGGGGGGCAGCAGCGGGCGCCACAACCTGGCCGGCGTGTGCGAACCGTGCCATCGGGCGAAGACTCAGGTCGAGAGCCGCGCAAGGTTTGCAGGCGGGGTGAGAGCGTGACCCGGTATACGTCAATGCTCGCCGGCAGCGGTACCGCTTGGGGGGGCTTTAGCCGTGTGTACGCTTCCCACACCACCCGAAAGCGGAAAAAGGTGCGCTAGCTGATGCCCACCCCACTCAAGCCGCAGGGATTGCGGCAGCGCAGGAACAAGGCGACGACGCGCTCATCCCTGCGCGCCACGTCGGCGAAGGCTCCTGCGCTCCCGATGCGCGCGTGTCCCTGTGGTGGAGCGGCGCCGCAGCCACGCAAGCGCACGGGCCGCCCGCGCAAGCAGCGCTCGGCCTGCGCGATCTGCGACGGGACGGGGCTGCGGCCCTGGCATCACCTGACGAAAGCATGGTGGTCGCGGGTGTGGTCCTCGCCGATGGGGCCCGAGTACATCGAGGCCGACCTTGATGGGCTTTACATCACTGCGGGCCTCGTCGACGTGTTCTGGCACACGGGCGGCACGGACGCGCGGATCGCGGGCGAGATCCGCCAGCAGATGGCGCGTTTCGGCATGTCGCCGCTTGATCGGCGCCGTCTCGAGTGGACGATCGAGCGTTCGGACGAGGACGACCAGGCCGCGAGTTCCTCTTCGCCCCCGCCGCAGGCCCCCGGCACGGACGCGCGGGCGATCTTGAGGGCGGTCAAGTGAGTGTCCTCGTCGTGCCGGTGATGGAGCCCGAGGGGCAGGAGTGGCCGAGCCTCGGCGCCCAGGTGGTCGCCTGGATCGAGCGCCATCTGGTGTTCGGGCCCGGGGACCTGCGGGGGCAGCCGGCGCGTGTCGACGACGAGAAGCGAGCTCTGATCGGGCGCATTTACGAGGTCTATCCCCGGGTACACGAGCAGGCCGGACGACGCCGCTTCAAGCGGTGCGCGCTGTCCCTGCGGAAGGGCTCGGCGAAGACGGAGCTCGCGGCTTGGCTCGCCGCGGCCGAGCTCCACCCGAAAGCCCCGGTGCGCTGCCTCGGGTGGGACGACCGGGCCTGCGAGGTCCACGGGAAGGTGCGGAGGAAGGCCGCGGCCTGCGCCTGCCACCCGATCGGCGGGGGCGTGCGCGACCCGTTCATCCCGATCGTGGCCTACACCGAGGAGCAGTCCGAAGAGCTCTGCTACGGCGCTCTCAAGGCGATCCTCGAGGAGAGCCGCACCATCGCGAAGGACTTCGACATCGGCCTCGAGCGGGTGATGCGGGTCAGGGGCGACGGGAAGGCCCTCCCGGTCTCGACGGCTCCGGGTCCGCGTGACGGCGCGCGGACCACGTTCCAGGTCTTCGACGAGACGCACCGAATGGCGCTGCCGCGACTGAAGAAGGCCCACCAGACGATGCTAGCGAACATGCCGAAGCGGCGAGCCTCGGACGCCTGGTCCCTCGAGACGACAACTGCCTACGCGCCGGGCGAGCTCTCGATCGCTGAGGGGACGATGCACTACGCCGAGCAGGTGGCGGAAGGGCGGGTCCGTGACTCCCGGCTGTTTTTCTTCCACCGCCAAGCGAGCGACGGCCACGACCTCACGACGCCCGAGGGGATCAAGGCCGCGGTCATCGAGGCGAGCGGCCCGGTGGCGCCGTGGTCGGACATCGACTCGATCGTGGCGCAGTGGAACGACCCCGACGCCGACCGCTCCTTTCTCGAGCGGGTGTGGCTGAACCGGATCGTGCGGGCATCGGAACGGGCCTTCAACATCGAGGCCTTCAAGGAACTGGGCCTTGAAGGCTACCGGCCGGAGAAGGGCGCCCTGATCACGCTCGGCTTCGACGGCGCGCGCTACCACGACTCGACAGGGATCGTCGGGACGGACGTTCTCACCGGGACGCAGTTCGTGCTCGGGTGCTGGGAACAGGACCCCCTGGCCGAGGAGTGGGAAGTTCCGCAGGCCGAGGTCGAGCAGGCCGTCGCCTTCGCCTTCAACGAGTGGGACGTGTTCCGCATGTACTGCGACCCGCCCTACTGGGAGACGGTCGTCTCGAAGTGGGCGGGCGAGTACGGTGAAAAACGTGTCGTCAGCTTTCGCACGAACCAGTTCCGCAAGATGGCCGACGCCGTCCGGTCCTTCTCGAACGCCCAGGCGACAGGCGAGCTCCACCACGACGGCGATGCGCGCTACATCCGCCACGTCGGGAACTGCCACCGCCGCGAGCTCTACGGGAAGGACGACGAGGGCCGTCCGCTCTGGGTGGTCTACAAGGACCGCCACGGTTCGCCGAATAAGATCGACCTCGCCGTCGCGGGGGTCCTGTCCTGGGAGGCTCGCCGGGCCGCGCTGGCAGAAGGTGCGGGCGTGCCGAAGCCACATTCCGTCTACGAGTCCCGCGGCCTGGTGACGCTGTGAAGGAGGTGCGAGTGGGGCGTGAGCTGTTGATCGGATGCGGGTCGCAGAGGGACAAGCGCCTCCGGCCGCCTGGGCGGCCGTTCGAGTGGGAGAACCTGACCACTCTCGACTGGAACGCCAGGCACCAGCCGGACGTCGTCCACGACCTCGAGGTCCTGCCGTACCCGTTCGACGACAACACGTTCGACGAGGTCCACGGCTACGAGGTGATCGAACATCTCGGCCAGCAGGGCGACTTCCGCGCCTTCTTCTCGCAGTTTCAGGAGCTTTGGCGCATCCTGAAGCCGGGCGGCTTCCTGTGCGCGACCTGTCCCAGTTACCGCTCGATGTGGGCCTGGGGCGATCCGAGTCACCGCCGGGTCATCACGTCCGGGTCGCTCGTGTTCCTGAGCCAGGCGCAGTATCGCACCCAGGTGGACGGGGACCCCCTCGGCCCGCGGACCTCGATGAGCGACTTCCGCTTCTGCTACTCCGGGGACTTCGAGCCCGCCCGGGAGACGGCCTACGGTCGGGCACTGGTGTCCGAGGACGACCAGAACCTCTGGTTCATCCTCCAGGCGGTGAAGCATGGGGCGTGATGCCAGGGTCGCCGGGGGGTCGTGGAGGGATCGGAAGGTGGTGTTCGGCTACCCGTGCGGGGGCTCCGTGACGGTGCCGTTTCACGCCTCATGCCTGCGCTTGGTGGCCCACGAGCTCGGGAAGCCCGAGAAGGCCCGACTGCTGACGAAGATGACGCACGCTTCGGGGCTCTACGTGGGCGACAACCGCATGACCCTCGCCGAGAACATGCTCGAAACCGAGGCGAACTGGCTCCTACAGGTCGACACGGACATCGAGTTCCAGCCCGACCTGATCGAGAAGATGCTCGACGTGGCCGGCTCGGAGCGAAAGATCGTGGCGGCGTCCGTCCCTCTGGGAGAGGCCTACCCGACCTGTGGATTCCGGTGGACGGGGAAGCCCGGGATCTACGATTCGATCCCGATCGGCGTGGAGCCCGTCGAGGTGGACGCCATCGCCACGGCCTGTGTCCTCATCCACCGCGACGTGTTCGAGGGCATTGCCGACCAACACGGGCAGAGCTGGTTCCACGCCATCCACCTGGCGAAGTCGCCGCCCGGCACACCGCCGCGCGACTTCGCCTACGTGGTGAACGGCGAGGACATCGCCTTCTCGATGAGGGCGAAAGCCGCGGGCTTCAGGATCTGGTGTGTCCACCTTCCGGGCCTCGGGCACTACAAGACCCGCCGGCTGTCGCACGACGACGAGCGGTCGGTGGCGCTCGGACAGTCCATGCCCGGCATGGGCGTGCTGGTACAGGAGAACTGAGATGGGCTTCCGTGACTGGCTTTCGTGGCGCCGCACCGAAAAGCGGGAAATCTCCCTGGAGAAGTTCCGGGGGCTGGGCCTGCTCGATGCTCCGACCGCGGCCGGCGTCGTGGTCACGGAGTCCAACGCGCTCACCTTTCCGGCCTACTGGTCGGGCGTCAACCTGATCTCCAACGCCATCGCGAAGCTCCCGCGGAAGGTGTACAGGAAGACGGAGGAGGGCGACCGCGAGGAGCAGCCGGACCATCCGGTCTCGTGGCTCGTCCACGTTGAGCCCAACCCCTACAGCGTCCCGCTCGTGTTCTGGCGAACGCTCATGGGCCACGTGCTCACCTGGGGCAACGGCTACGCCGAGATCGAGCGCGACCGGGCCAACCGGCCCGTCGGCCTGTGGATCATCCAGCCCGACCGGATCGAGCCGGTGGTCGAAGGCGGGACGCTCTACTACCGATACCAGGCGGCGAAGCGGCTCGCGCCCTCGGACGTGCTGCACGTGCCCGGCCTCGGCTTCGACGGGATCAAGGGCTATTCGGTCGTTCAGATGGCGAAGCAGAGCCTCGGGCTCGGGATGGCTGCGGAGCGGTACGGGGCCACCTTCTTCGGGAATGGAGCGATGCCTGGCATGACGCTCGAGCACCCCGGCCAGCTCGGCGAGGCGGCGCAGCAGCGCCTCCGAGAGTCGTGGAACGCCATGCACCAGGGGCCGGACAGGGCGCACCGCCTCGCCATCCTCGAGGAGGGGATGAAGGCAAACCCGCTGTCGATCCCGGCGAAGGACGCACAGCTCATCGAGACGCGCGAGGTGCAGGTCCTCGACGTGGCGCGGTGGCTCAACATCAACCCGGCCATGCTCGGGTACAAGACGGCCGAGCGGCCCGGGGGCAACTACGAGGCCGGCCGCCTGGACTTCCTCGACAACACCCTCGACCCCTGGCTCGTCGCGGTCGAGCAGGAGTGCAACCGCAAGCTCATCTCGTCGACTCAGCGGGGGACCTACTACGTGGAGCATTCCCGGAACGCCGTGCTCAGGACCGACGCGAAGACCCGGGCCGAGGTCCAGAAGATGTACGTCGACATGGGCGCCCTCGATGCGGCGTACGTGGCGAAGATGGAGAACTTCCCGAAGCCGGAGCCGATCCCGCAGCCGCCCCCGGACTCGTCTGCGGACACGGAGGAGCCGCCGGACGACGAGCCGGATGAGGACGATTCTTTGCGGCGGCGGCGAAAGCCGGAAGGTGCAGGCCCGGATCGGGACTATGGGTGCGATTCGAGGGTTGCTGTGCGCTACGAAAGGTTCCTTCAAAGAGCGGCCTGGCGCCGCCTCGTCGTCGACGTGGTCCACCGGATGACGCGTCTGGAGTCCGAACGCGCCCGCAGGGCGGCAGGGCAGGGCTCGGAGAAGTTTCAGGCCTGGATCGACGAGTTCTACCCGGCCCACGAGGTGAGGCTCCGCGAAGCCCTAGAGCCTGTCGTCCGGGGCTGGTGTGAGGTGAGGGGGCAGGACCACTGGCAGGCTTTGCTCGGGTCTGTCGTGGCGGCCCTGGTGGTCAGGAATCGGGAGGAGTTGCTCGAAGCGAAGAGCAGCGTCCTCGCGGCCGACGTCGAGGCCCGGGTCAGCCGGTGGGAGAGGGAGCGGCCAGACGAGGCCGCCGACATGGTTCTGGAGGGCGCGTGATGGAGAAGATCGAGAGCCGCATCATGGTCGGCGGGCTGGAGCTCCGGGTCGCCGCCGAGGCGCCGCCCAAGCTGGTCGGCTACGCCGCAAAGTTCGGGGTCTGGAGCGAGGACCTCGGTGGTTTCCGCGAGCAGCTCGCCCCAGGCGCATTCGACAAGGTGCTCCAGGGCCAGCCAGACGTCCGGCTCTTGGTGAACCACGAGGGAATGGTTCTGGCCCGCTCGACGAAAGGCACGCTGACTCTGTCGACGGACGCAGTCGGCCTCCGCGTGGAGGCCGAGCTCCCTGCTCACGCCGCGGCCCTGGCTGAGGCCGTGAAGCGGGGCGACATGGACCAGATGTCCTTCGGATTCCGTGTGGCGTCGGGCGGGTCGGTCTGGAATCTGGACACGGACCCGGCCGAGAGGACCATCACAGAGGTCGAGGAGCTGCTGGACGTGTCTGTCGTCAACTTCCCGGCTTACCCCCAGACCGAGGTCGCGCTGCGGGCGCTCGAAGCGGCGAGGGGAGCCGCCCCGGCACCGCCGCAGCCTGCGCCGCCCCTCGAGCGCCTTGCCCTGGAGATCGAGCTGCTTGATCGCGCCAAAGCTCTTGACTAGCGTGGTAATCTGACCACAGGAAGACGTAGAGCACCCGGCCGTCAGCCCGGCGAGGGCGGCGAACGGGGCCGAGCGTGACCGTAGCTCGACGCGGGCGCGGATCACGGCAGTCACCGAAAGGTTTCTGCCAGTGGTCGCGCCCGTTCGCATTCTCGGGCCTCCGCTGGCGCTCAGAGGAGGACGAGATGTATCAGGTCAAGGAGCTCCGCGAGAAGCGGGCGAAGCTGCACGAGGACGCAAAGTCGATCCTGAAGGCGGCGGTCGACGAGAAGCGCGACTCGACCCCCGAGGAGCGGGCCAAGGTCGACAAGATCTACGCCGACGTCGACGCCCTCAAGGCCGACATCGACCGGCTCGAGAAGGCCGAGGCCGAGGAGCGCGCGCTGGCGGAGTCCGCCGGCCGGAAGACGGAGACGTTCGTCTCCGACGCTCGCCCCTCCTCCGACATGGCCCTCCGGGCCTGGGTCATGGGCGAGAGGGCGACGGAGGAGCAGCGGGCCGCCGCGGCCTTCTACGGGATCAACCCGAGGTCGAAGGAGTTCGACCTGCGCGCCCTGACGATCGGCACCACCACGGCCGGCGGCAACTCCGTCCCGAACGAGATGATGAGGGCGTTCCTCGAGGTCCAGAAGTGGTACGGGCGCGTCGAGAACCTCGCCACCGTCATCAACACCGAGACGGGCGCGACCCTCCCCTGGCCGACCGTGGACGACACCAGCAACACCGGCCGGCTGCTCACCGAGGGCACGGGTGCGACGACCACGACCGACCCGTCCTTCGGCGTGGTGAACCTGTCGAGCTACAAGATGAGCTCGGACGCGGTGATCGTGTCGATGGAGCTGCTGCAGGACTCGTCGATCAACCTGGCGCAGTACCTCGGCTCCGCGCTCGGGACCCGCATCGGGCGCATCAAGAACACCTACTTCACGACCGGATCGGGCTCCTCGCAGCCCGGCGGCGTGCAGGTGAAGGCGAGCCTCGGGAAGACGGCGAGCGCGACCAACGCGATCACCCTCGACGAGATCATCGACCTCTACCACGCGGTCGACATCGCGTACCGCAGCGACCCGAGCTTCGCGTTCATGATGAACGACACGGTCGCGGCCTACGTCCGCAAGCTGAAGGACTCCAACAACCAGTACCTCTGGCAGATGGCCGTCCAGGCGGGCCAGCCCGACCGGCTCTTCGGGGTGCCGGTCATCATCAACAACGACCAGGACGGCACCTTCGCGACGAACAAGAGGCTCGTGCTCGCCGGCGCGTTCTCGAAGTACGTGGTCCGTATCGCGGGCGGCGTGACGATCGCCCGCTCGGACGACCTCTACTTCCTGAACCACCAGAGCGTGTTCCTCGGCGTCCAGCGGGTCGACGGTAACCTGGTCGACACGACCGCCGTGAAGTACCTCCGCACCGCCTAACCCTGAGGTGCTCCGGGGGGCTGGCGCAGGCCGGTCCCCCGGGGTCCTTCGCATGAAGGTCAGAGCCATCACGTCGTTCGTCTCGCCACTCGCATCCGCTGTCCCGGGTGAGGTCTTCGACGTCCCGGGCCCGGTGGCCGAGGAGTGGCTGCGGGCCGGCCTCGTCGAACGCGAGTCGCCGGAGGTCGAGGTCGCCGTGCGTGCGGCGGCCGAGCAGGCCGTGACCAGGAAGGGAAGGCGCTGAAGTGAGCCTGTCCGCCTACGCGCTGATCAGCCTGGACGAGCTGAAGGACCACGTCGGGGCCGGAGGGAACGCGAAAAACTCCGTGCTCGAGGACATCATCAACCGCGTCACCGACGAGATCGAGGCCCACCTCGACCGGCGCCTCGTCTGCCCCGTGGGCGACTCCGTGCGCGGGACGCTGACGGAGTACCACACGTTGCGCTCGGACGGCTGGCCGTGGCTCACGCACGAGCTATGGACGCTCGAACGCCCCATCCGGGCCGTGACCAGCGTGCACGAGGACACCGCCTCACCCCGGACCTACGGATCGGGAGCCCTCCTCGTCGAGGGGACGGGCTACGAGGTCATCAAGCCGAAGGGGCTCATCCGGCGGATCTCGGGGCTCGGCGAGCTCGCCACCTGGAGCACCGCGCACCGGGCGATCAAGGTCGTCTACACCGCCGGCTACGCCACCGCCGACACCGTCCCCGCGGCGATCAAGGGGGTGGCGCTGCGGTACGCCGCGCTCCTGTGGGACGAGCAGAAGCGCGGGGCGTTCGGGGTGTCGGGGGCGAGCGACGCCCTCGGGAACTACACCCGCTTCGCCGCGGCGCAGCTCACATCCGACATGAAGGCCGCTTTGTCCTCCGAGCGGCGGAACACGTTCTGGACGTCCGGGGAGCGCGACTCGTGAGCGACACCCTGACCGTCACGCAGGGGATCGCGCGGCTACGAGCGTTCGGCGAGGACCACTTCGTGAAGGCCGTGCGGGCGGCCATCCAGCGGGCCATGGGCCGCGGGCGGACCCGGGCTGCGCAGATCCTGAAGAAGAGCACGGTCGGCCAGGCCGTGTCACGCCGCGGGCGGGTCCGGGCCCGTCTGGCCCGGGGGGGCTACTTCGGGCGCAAGGCCACCCGCACGGAACTCTCGGCCATTCGGAAGAACGTGATTCCCCTGATCGTCACTCGGTCGAAGGTGCGGGAGCGACTCGACTTTGCCAAGGGTACCAGGTCGTGGTCCTCCGGCCTCGAGACCAGAGGCTTCGCGGCACTCATCGAGACTGGCGGGCGAACGAAGTCGCATCCGATTAAGCCGCTCCGGGCCGAGGGCTACAGCCGGAAGCGCGCCGTCGCCGCGGCGCAGCTCGCCGCCGCCGGGCGCCTGACGTTCCCGATCGGGGGGCGCTGGGTGTCGCCGAAGATCGTCACCCACCCCGGGAGCCGGGTGCCCCGAAACCCCTTCATCGCGTCGGGCGCCGCCCACGCGCAGGAGCAGCTCGAGCCGCAGCTCGAGCAGGGCATCTCGGACGCCGTGAAGAAGGCGGGGCTCTGACGTGGCCGAGAGCCTGCACCACCAGATCGCCGAGGCCCTGAAGGCCCGCTTCGCGGCGATCGTCGGGGACAACGGGACGACCTACTGGTACAGCCCCGACCGGGTGGTCCGGGTGCAGGCCTGGGACCGGCTGATCGCGGACCCCACGGTCGGGTGCGTCTACGGCCTCCGGGCCGGCGAGGAGCGCCACCGGGAGGAGGGCACGGGGGCGCCGTCGAGCGGAGGCCAGGTCGGCGCCGAGGCCGAGTTCTGGGTGCTCATGCTGCGCCCCACCGCAGCCGTCGACGAGAGCCCCTTCGGCGAGGACGCGAGCGTGAAGGCCACGGAGCAGGACCGCATGGTTCGGGACTTCCTCCGGGCGCTGTGGCTCGACGTGACCCTCGGCGGGCTGGCGTCGAACGTAGCGGACGGGTCGCTGGTGATCGACCGCGACGTGGACGTCGAAGGCTGGGCCGTGGTCGAGGCGCGCTTCACGGTGCTCTACAGCTACCCGGCGAGGACCCCGTGAGCGACGAGGACGAGGACCTCGTGATCGCGCAGGAGCCCCAGGCCCCCGAGCCGGGTCGGCTCGCGACGCTGGGGGAGATCCTCGAGGCCCATCACCGGCGCTTCGTCGAGAAGGTGCGGCGGCGCCGCCAGGAAGAGGAGCAGGACGAATGAAGGTCGAGTGCAAGGTCGACGGCTACCACCCGGCCACGGGGCTCGACCTCGTCGCCGGCGACATGGAGGTGACGGAGGAGCAGGCCGCCGCGCTCGAGGCCGCCGGGCTCGCCGTCCCGAAGAAGACGCGGGCCACGAAGCCCGAGAAGAAGGAGGAGTAGATGGCTCGCGCGAAGGGCTTCCAGGGCATCGTCGGCCGCAAGAAGGGCACGACGTGGAACACGGCCGTCGTCCCGGCCGCCGCCGACGGGATCGAGGTCGTCTCGATCGTCCCCTCCGGCGGGACGGCGCTGATCGAGGACCAGCAGATCACCGGGCGGGTCACGCAGCGCGAGGCGCAGGCCGGCGTCAAGAACGTGACCGTCACCCTACGGACGGGCCTGCGCTACGAGGGCAACGGCCACGACATCGCGATGGTCATGGGCACGGCCGGCGTCCCGTCGACCGTCGACACGACGGGCAAGCTCCACGTGTTCAAGATCAAGGACTCGCTCGACGGCATCTTCAACACGGTCGCCTACGAGTCCATGAAGGACACGAAGGTCGAGGAGCTGGCGTCGGTGAAGTGGAACCGGCTCACCCTGCGCGGCCGGGCCGGCGAGCGCGTCGAGCTGGAGTGCCAGGGCATCGCCTCCAACTGGAAGGACGACTCGGCGTCGAACACGACGACCAGCATCGACTCCATCACGCTCACGGCCACGCGGGAGTACGCGCTCGTCCACCAGGCCGTGCTCCTCATGAACGCGCAGTCGGGCGGCGCCCTTGCGGCCGGGGACGCGGTCTACATCTCCGGCTTCGAGGTCACGATCGAGCGAGGCATGGACGCGCGCTTCTCGACGGCCGGCGGGCAGGTCACCGACGAGCCCATCGAGAGCGGATTCCTGAAGGTGTCCGGGTCGTTCGACTTCCCGGCGCTGCAGGACGGGACGGGCGGGAACGCCGTTTTCCTCGCCGAGCAGATGGCCGCCACGGCGAAGAAGGCGACGCTCACGATCACCAGCCCCAACCTCGCCGGCTCGGCCACGGAGTACTACAAGCACAAGCTGTGGTTCCCGTACCTGCAGTTCGGCGAGGCGAAGGTCGGCATCCCGGGCCCCGGCGGGCCCACCTGGTCGATCCCGTTCATGGCGTGGCATGTCACGACCATCCCCACGGGCTTCACCAGCGGCTACCTCGACGCGGTCACGTGGGAGAACAGCAACAGGCTCGCGACGGACGTGCTGGCGTAACCGAGGAACTCGCGGGCACGCGCGCCGGGAGGCAGCTCGTCGCCCCATCTTGGAGGAACACCGGATGACGTTGAGGTTCTACGCGGCGACGGACACGGACCCCGGCGAGTGGTTCGTCTGGCGGGAGGAGGCCGGCGCGAAGCTCGAGGTGAAGGTGCGCCGCCTCCCCCCCGTCGAGGACCGCCGGATCGACCTGAAGCACTTCGGCCGGAAGCGGCAGATCACGTACTCGAAGAAGGGGGCCGTGCAGGACCTCGACCTGCAGGCCTCCGACAAGGCGAACCGCGAGAAGGCCGCCTACTGCATGGTCGAGACCCGCGGCTTCGAGCTCGAGGTGGCTGGCCCCGAGGCGGCCGAGCGCCTGACGGGCCTGCTCGGGAAGCCGGTCGCCGTCGGGCAGGCCGTGCAGCTCGACGGCCGGTGGACGGACGACCTGAAGGACCTCGTCTTCGGCGGCCTGCCGGAGCTCGTCGACTGGATCGGCGGGCGCGCGCGGGCGCTGTCGGGCCGGGACGAGGAGGAGGAGCAGGAGGCGTCGGGAAACTGACCGCCTGGGTGGCCTACCGCCTGGGCCACCCAGGACTGAGCGAGGAGCGGTGCCGGAGCTGCAAGATGCTGGGAGGCGTAACGATCGAGAGCGAGGCCCAGGCCCGCACCTTCACGGCGGCGATGCGCGCGTCGCCCGCGTCGTGGACCCCCCGGGACCTCGACCCGGCGCCGCTCCGTATCGGGGAGACGCTCGACCTCGAGCCGTGCGTGGGCCCCGCGTACGAGGCGCAGTTCGGGCGTGAGTGCCCGCGGGTGGAGCTGTGGCCCGAGAACGAGCCCGCGGCCGAGCTCGTCTTCGCCGTCCTCCCCGAGCACACGCGCGCGCTCCTGCCGGCCTACGTGGACGCGATCACGGCGCCGCTGGACGCTGACGCGGGCCGCGCGGTCGTCGTGCGGGCGATGAGGGCGCTGCACGGCGAGGCCGTCGCGAACTGGCTGCGCGCGCAGTACCAGCGCGAGGAGGACGCTTGATCATCAAGGTCCCGATCGAGGTCACCCAGACCGGCGAAGGGCTGAAGGCCACGGTCGCCGGCCTACAGGAGGTCGAGCGTCAGGCGACGAAGGCGAAGTCGAGCTCGGACAAGCTGTCCGCGTCCATCAAGGGGTGGGCGACGGGGCTCGTGTCGGTCGCCGCCGTCCGACAGATCGGCATCGAACTGCAGGAGGCCTCGAACTGGGCCCGCGACCTGAATAAGGCCGTCCAGCAGACGGGGCTGTCCCGCACGTCGCTGCAGCAACTGCAGAAGAGCGCCCAGGGGCTGGGCTACGATGTGACGTCCGTGACCGAGCTCATGACGAAGATGCAGCGGGCCGTGTCTGGGCTCTCGGCCGAAGGGGCGAATAAGCTCGGCCTGTCCTTCGAGAAGATCAAGAACCTCGCCCCCGAGGAGCAGCTCGAGGCGCTCGCTCGGCAGGTCATGAACGTGCGCGACCCGACCGACCGGGCGGCGATGGCGATGGCGGTGTTCGGCGAGCAGGGGGCCAAGCTGATCCCACTGCTCGAGGAGATTTCCTCGGGCGCCTACAAGATGAACGCCGCCCTCGGCGACGACACGGTGGACTCGCTCGCGAAGTCGGAGAAGAAGATCACGGAGCTCACGCAGAAGTGGGAGGACGCGAAGCGGTCCCTGCTGGCGACGTTCGCGGACCTCCTGCCGTACGCGGAGAAGCTCGCGTGGCTGTGGTCCCCCGGGTCGGCCTCGGAGATGGGGCAGGGCATCTCGAACCGCATGCGGGGCACGCAGCTCATGGTGCAGCCGGGGAAGTACCGCGGCTTCCAGATGCCGTCGGCCGCGGACTTCCTCGACCCTTCCGGGCTTTCGCTGGGAATCGAAACGGCCGCCCAAAAGGCGGCGGTGCAGGCATACCAGCGGGACCAGGCGGAGGCGACGGCGCGCCAGAAGGCGGCGGCGAAGGAGCTGCTCGACCTCGAGCGCGAGCGGATGAAGGCGCAGATCAGCATCGTCTCCGGCCGCGACGACGAGGCTGCGGCGATGCGCGAGATCGCCGAGCTGGCGGATCGGCTGGCGCTTCAGCAGGAGCAGATCGAGGCATCCCGGCTCCAGGCCCTCCGCGGGACACGGCTCCGCGAGGGCGACATGCTCCCCTCGGTCGGGGGATCGGGGCTCTGGACGCGGTACCAGGACGTGATCGACCAGGAGCTCGAGAACGCGGGGGAGGCGGCGAACGAAGCGGCGAAAGCCACGGCGGACTGGTCCGGCTCCCTGAATACTCTGGCGAATCAGCTCGCGAACCTCGCCCAGGTGACGGGCGGCTTCACGGGGAAGCTCCTCGGGATGCTGTCGGCGATGAGCTCGGGTGCCGGGGGCATCCTGTCCGGGCTTTCCGGGTGGAAGGACGCCGGGAAGATGGGCGGCCTCAGCGGCTTCCTGGGCAAGCTGTCCTCGGGGCTCGGGATCGTGGGCTCGGCCGTGGGGCTCGTCGGTGGGCTCGTGGGCGGCATCAAGTCGCTCTTCGGCGGGAAGTCGAAGGAAGAGAGAGCGGCCGAGGAGGCGGCGAAGCGGCAGCGGGAGGAGGAGCGCAAGGCGGCCATCGAGGAAGCCCGGCGGCTGAAGATCGAGGGGCTGAAGAGCGCCCAGGCCGCGGCCGAGAGCCTCATGGACCGGATGGCGAAGGGGGGCCTGAGCGAGGGGCTGACGGCCTCGCTGGGGACCCTCATCGGGAAGGTGCAGGAGGCGCTCCTGAAGAGCGGCCTCGGCTACATGGCGACCCCGGGCCTGCGCGAGTCCGAAGCCTTCATGGGCGCGCAGGGGATGGCCGGTGACATCGCCCAGCTCCTCGCCGGGATGCGGGCCGGCGGGGCCCTCGACTCCGGGCTGCTGGCCGCCGCGGGCGCCTCCGCGGAGGAGCTCCGGGCCCAGGCCCAGACCGCGGCCGAGGAGGCCGGCATGGCGCCGGCCGACGCCGTGAAGGCGGGCTTCGGCGCCATCGCGCCGCTCCTGAAGGAGCAGCTCAACGCCGCGCTCGCCTCGGGGCAGGAGCTCGACGCGAACACCCGCGCCCTCATCGAGGAGGCGAAGAAGAACGGGATCAACATCGTCGCCGACCCGATGGTCGAGAGCGTGGCCGTCCAGAAGGACATGCTGAAGGAGCTGAAGCACATGAACGGCCGCGGGGGCGGCGTGCCCGACGAGAGCTTCGCCTCGGGCACCTTCGGCCTCCGGGTCGTGAAGCGGGACATGCTCGCCCAGATCCACGAGGGCGAGGGCTTCATGGTGGTCCCGAAGGACAAGATGGGCCGCGGGGTGTTCGGCTCCTTCGCGCGTGGCACGGACGATCCCGACCGCGAGGGCGGCGGCGGCGGCCGGATTCCGGGAGGCGGCGGTGGGCCCTCCGGCCCGGCGCCGAGTTCCGGCGGCGGCACGGCGGGCGAGATCGCGGTCGAGGTCCGGCGCCTGGCGCGCGAGGTCCGGCGCCGGCCGACCGAGGCCGTCACCCAGGTCTTTCAGCCCACCTTCAAGCTCGACCCGCTGCAGACGGTGGAGTCCCGGGAGGAGCTCGGGCGCACGCTCACGGACCAGTTCCTGCGGGACCTGCGGAACAACCCGACGGTGCAGTACGCCGTCCAGCGGGCGGCGGGGACCCGGTAGGGATGGCCCAGACCGCCGCCTTCAAGGCCCTCGCGCGCTCCGCGACGCCCGTCTTCGCGCCGGTGCTCGAGGTGACGTGGGCCGGGTACGGGACGCGCCGGTACGTGTCCGTGGGGGCCGGGGCGATGGGGCACGACAACCGCGTGCTCGAGGCCGGCTGGGGCCCGGTGCAGCCGGCGATCTCCGAGAGCTCGCCGCAGCTCGGCCGGGTCGCCACGACCGTCCGCCTCGCGAACACCGACCGGGCGCTCGACGCCGTGCTCATGGGGGCCTACGAGCAGCGCCGCGCGGTGGCCCGGATCTACCGGGCCTCGCCCCTTCTGGCCGAGGCCGACTGGGACACGCGCTTCGTCGGGATCGTGGACGGCTGGACGTTCGGCCCCGGCGACGTGACCCTGTCGCTGACCACGGACGCGCTGAAGCTCGAGGGCTACTCGCCGAAGATCCCGATCCTGAAGGCCGAGTTCGGCTCGGCGCCGACGCGCTCCCTCGGGAAGTTCATGCCCCTGCTCTTCGGGGAGTTCAACTCCTCGGGCATCGGCACGGGCCTCCTCGAGGCGATCCCCGTCAACTGGAGCTCCGGGACGACCGGCTGGTACCTGTGCTGCCAGGGCGTCGCGAAGGCCGTCACGTCCGTCTGGGTCGGGAGCACGCTGAAGACCCTCACCACGCACTACACGGTCGACTACGCCTACTCCGCCGGGGGCCGGATCTGCACGCTGATCAAGTTCACCGCGGGGAACATCCCGGGCGAGACGGACGCGGTCTACTTCGACGCGCAGGGGTACACCGCGGACGGGACCACGAGCGGCAACCTGATCACCAACCCGGCCGAGATCCTGTGGACCTTCCTCGACCAGTTCGTCTACTCCGACCAGCGGACGTGGACGAACTTCGGCTTCGACAAGGGCAACGCCCCGGTGAACGCGGCGAGCTTCACCGCGGCGGGCGCCCTCTTCGACCGCTACGGGATCAAGGCCAGCCGCTACATCGGCGGCTCGACGTCCCAGTCCCGGAACGAGGACCTCGTGAACGAGTTCCTCGACTCGATCGGCTGGATGCGGGCCTACTGGTCGAACGCCGGCGAGCTCTGCCTGACGGACCTGCTCCCGGTGAGCCCCGACTACCCGGACAGCTCGAGCGTCGTCTGGGACGCCCGCCAGGGCGGCGAGCTCGAGCCCCTCACGTTCGCCACCGACTCCTACCAGATCCGGCGCCGCACGACGACGTCCTTCCTCGACTCGCCGAAGGACGGCCGGCAGATGTTCTCGCTCGACGTGCAGGACCTCAACGTCGACGAGGACACGGTGGTGAACGCCGCGGCCCCGTGGATCGCGAGCAAGGCCACCTGACATGTCGGACATCGCCAACCTCCGGCCGACGAGCGACGCCGCGGGCGGGACGTTCAGCCTCGGACAGGGGGCCTGGACGCGCGCCGGCGGGCGCGTGGCCGGCGCCTGCTACAGCGGCTGCGACGAGGGGTCGCTGGACGAGGCCGACAGCGGCTACGCGCTGGCGCGCACCTCGGACACCTCGTACAACTCCGGCCGCTTCGAGTTCTACCTCGGGGCCCCGCCGACCGGGGTGGCGATCTCGTCCCTGAGCATCAAGGCCTACTGCCGCATCTCGTCGGCCGGGCCGAACTTCTTCGTCGAGAGCCCCCGCATGAAGGGCTTCGTGAACGTCGGGGGGACGCGCTACTACCAGTCGGGGCCCTCGTACGTGACCGTCTCGAACCACACGAACCGCAACACCACCCCGGTCGACGCCGGGACGGGCGTCCTCTTCACCGTGGGGACGTGGGCCACCAACCCCGTCACCTCGGCGGCGTGGACCCTTTCCGACCTGGCGGCGGGCGTCTTCATCGCCGGGCTCGAGGCCGGCGGGGTGGCCGAGGGCCAGGCCGGCAACGGCATCCCGCACGCGAACGGGGGCTCAACGGCGCAGTTCGACCTTTTGCAGTTCTGGGTCGAGCTGACCACGACCCCGAGCGAGACGTTCGTCACGCCGATCCGGCTCGGGGCGTCGGCCGTCCTGCGGTGGCTCGGCCGCCCCCTGCGCGTGGTCGAGTTCAAGGCGCCGGTCGAGTACTCCGAGCTCGCGCCCGGGTCCACGGTCTACGTCACCCACCCGTGGTATCCCACCGAGGACGGCCTCGGCGCCGGCGTCCTGAGCTGGCAGCGCCGGCCGCTCAAGGTGCTCCAGGTGAGCGACATGGTCGACCCGCCGGAGGTCCGCGTCCGCGCGATCGACCTGCGGGACCGGGCGTGCACGTTCTGGAGCCCCTGGCGGACGGACCTCGGCGCCGACACGGTGAACTGGTCGGGCATCGCGCGCTTTGACCAGGGCGGCGGCTACACGTTCGCCCGGACCTCGGCCGACTGGATCGAGCGGCCCACAGACCGGCTCTACGTGTCGATCTCGGCGAACCAGCCGCGCATCACGCCGTGGGGCCTGCTCATCCAGGGCGGCAGCTACTCCGGGTACAGCTCGGACAACGGCGAGAACGACTCCGTCGTCCTCGACAACACCTTCGCTCGAGGCACGGGCGGGCACGACACGACGGTCACAACCGGGTCGACCACGGCGTTCACGAGCTGGACGGCGTCCGTAGCGGGCGGCGGCGCCCTGAAGGTGTGGAAGGACTCACGGTATCGGTTCGACGACGCGACGACCTACGCTCGCCACGCGAAGCTCAGCTTCGGCGCCGCCTACGGGACCGACTACGCCTACCTGTCGCAGGCCCTGTCGAGCTTCCCGAACGTGAACTTCCGCGCGCGCGTGCTCTTCTCCCTCGAGGGCTCCGCCGACCCGCTGCAGACGTCCATGATTCTGCGCCGGACCCTCGGGGGCACGGCGAACGACTGGACGACCTCGGGGTGGAGCGCCTCGCTCGCCTGGCGAAAGTTCGTGAACGGGCAGACCAGCACAGGCGGCGCCGGGAAGACGTCCTTTTTCAAATCTGGGAACCATTACGAGTACTGGTCCGACGAGATCCCCTTCGGCACGGGCGCGACGCCGATCCTGACCCCCTTCGCGGCGCTGCACCAGGAGAATAACTCGACCCTCTACCTCCACCAGGTGCTCGTCGTGCACACCGGCACGGCTACGGCCCAGGCGAAGCGCGTCATCCGGCGCGAGGTGGATGTGACGCAGGGCAGCGTGGTCACGGGCGCCGCCGACGTCCTCGACCTGAATAACGACGCCAGCTACCGGATCGTCGAGGCCGACCACGGCACCCTCGCTGTCGTCTTCACGCCGCGATGGGGGCACGAAGACCTCGACGACGGCGCCGACAAGTACCTGCTGACGATCGTCCACGACTCGACGAACAACGACCGCGAGGAGCTCTTCTATCACCGCACCAACTCGACGACGGGGGTGCTCTACTTCCGGCGGGTGTACGGCGGGGCCTCGATCGCCGAGGCGCAGTATGCGCTGTCGGGATCGAATCTCGCGTCTTACCTGACGTCGATGAAGGTGGCGGCGCGGTGGACCGGCTCCGCCGGCGAGCTCGGGCTTACGGTGCGCTCGCTCGACGTATTCCTGAACGGGGTGAAGGGCGGGACCACGGCGACGGCGGCGAACGTGTGCCGGATGAAGGACGTGGGCGACTACGTGGCCGTCGGGCGCAAGGCGACCAGCACGCCCGGGAGCGTCCCGAACATGTACCAGTTCGCCGACGGCTACCTCGCCGACATGGAGTTCCGCGCGGACGTGCTGTCCGACATGGAAGTCGCTGCCTTGCACAACGGCATCGGGAAGAACCTCAACCTGCCGACGACCGTGGTGTGAACGGGAGGATCGAATGTTCAAGGTAGCCACGGGCCCGATGATGAACCTCGTAGGTCGGGGGGCTGGCTACGGCGCCTCCGCTTCCGGGGCCGCCCTCTCCGTTTCGTTAGACGCCGCGTTCCCGCTATCGAACATGTATGATGGCAGGCCGTCCAGCCCAGCGAAACTGGCTGCCGTCTCGTCTGGGTTTTACCTACGCTTTCCCAACAATCTGGTACCCAACGGTGACTTCGAGCTGTCGAGCCTCACGGAATGGAGCGCGGGCAGCGCCACGCTGACGACCGAAACCGGAGCCGGAAACTTCCACAAGGGCACCCGATCGATCAAGGTGGTCACGTCTGCCATTGGAGGGCACGCGAAGAGCGGGGTGATCACCCTGCAGTCCGGGCATTACTACCAACTATGGGCGGCAGCCAAAAGCGACGGCACCAACGCTACGACGCTTCGCCTCGACTGCATCGACACGAACAAGAGCCTAAACAGCAGCGGCGCGTGGGACACTCTTTACACGTCGTGTTTCAGCAAAACAGCGAACACGATGGCGGCATTCGGGCCGATCACGTTTCGAGCTCCGACCCACTCCGAGGTGGGGCGGGCCACCGTCGGAGTGCAGATTGTCGCCGCGGGCGCGGCGAACGGGCAGACTTTCTATTGGGATGAGATTCTGATCGTCCCTGGCATCAATTTCGTGTCGGTCCATGGGCACAACATCCAGCCGAGCGGCTTAATCGTCACGGAAACAACGGGCGCCAGCTACTGGCACGCTCCGACGTCTGCCGCGGGCGGAGTGCCGCAGTTTGCAGTGGGCACGCGACAAACACCTTATGGCTACGCTTCGTCCATGTGGTACGAGCCCTTTCCGACCATCGTTTGCGTGCCAACGGGGGTTTGGGGCTCCGGCGTAACGCGACAGGAAGTTCCGTACATCGGTGAGCTGGTCGTCGGGCAGGCTTTGGAGCTCGCTCGAAACCCCGACTACCCGTTTACAATCGAGTACATCGAGCCAAACGCCCGGATGTCGGCGGCCAACGGCGCGCAGTGGGTGCTCCCGCGTGGGTCGTGGCCGACGCGCAAGGTGACCATGTCGTTCGCCTACGGGACCGACGCGCAGTACCAGGAGGCCCGCGACCAGCTCTACACCATGAGCCGCGGGGGGGCGTACCCGCTCGTCCTGCTGCCGACGGAGACGGACAGCGGGGAGGCAATCTTCGGGCGGCTGGAGGACGTGACCACGTTCCGCCGGGACTCCTTCGCCCAGCGGATGGCCGAGTTCATCGTGGTCGAGGAGCCGTTTCCCTGGATGTGAAGCTGAAGCGCCGCCCGGGGCAAATCCCCTGTGGGGCAGGGTATCGGACGCCCCGGACGGCGGACGTTTCCCGTCTCTAAGTGTAGCAGGCCCATCAAGTTCAGTCGGCCACGCGGAGGATGACCGTCGCCTTCGCCGGGCTGCCGCACTCCGCCTTCGTGATCCGAATGGTGCCGTCCTCGGCCTCAAACACCAGGTCCTGCCCAGCGACGGCGCCGTAGTGTGAGAAGGACACCGCCTTCAGCGAGCCCCAGGACTTGGGGATCTCGCACGGCTTTCCCGCCTCGTCCGCCCGCGGCCAGAGCAGCCCGAGCGCGAGAACGGCGAGTAGAACGGCGAGCATCTTCTTCATGGTCTGGTCCCTCCGAAAGTGGCGAGGCGTG